GGTGCAGCTGGGGGTGCAGCTGGGGGTGCAGCTGGGGGTGCAGCTGGGGGTGCACCATCTGGGGGAGCACCATCTGGGGGAGGGGGAGTAGGTTCAGGTTCAGGTTGAAAAAACGCTGTACCAGCAAGAATTATACCAGTAATTGAAATAATGCCGCCGAGCCCGCCGATTACTTTGAATATCATTACTTTCTATTATGAATTTTTTTTTATGCACCAGCGGGGGGCGAACCATCTGGTGCACCCCCAGCTGGGGGCGAACCAGCTGGGGGTGCATCAGCTGGGGGCGAACCAGCTGGGGGTGCACCATCTGGGGGAGCACCAGCTGGGGGTGCATCAGCTGGGGGCGAACCAGCTGGGGGTGCACCATCTGGGGGAGCACCAGCTGGGGGTTCAGGTTGAATAAACGCTGTAACACCAAGTATTGCACCAGTAAATGAAAAAATGCCACCAAGCCAAAAGATTACTTTGAGTATCATTACTTTCTATTATCAATCTTTTTTATTAAAACGTGGAGACGCTAAAAGTTGACGAGAAGGAGTAGTGACATCAGGTACAAGAGGTACAAGAGCTAGGCGACGGTGCATGAAAGATTTCCTCCTCTAAGTTAGAATTAACGCCTTACCTAGAGTATGTACAGCAGTAGCAGCAAGAGCATCCAGAGGGATGCGATCAGGTTGAATAGGATCAACAAGTACAGAATCTGTTTGTCAATGTGGTAAGCATCGACGTCGGGGTCAGCGTTGTCAGGCTTCACATTGTCGAACCCAAGACGTTGTGTGCAATTCTCACTTTCCACACAATGTACGACTCGTGACTGAGTTTTCGCTCGCGGAAAGTTTGGCGCATGAGGCGGGCTGCCATTGGGAATGCGCGGGGGCGGAGTGATCATGGGTCGTTTGGGTGGGTCTTTCTAGTCCACACGTGAACTGCTAGGACTGGCGGCCCACGAATGACAACTGTCTCAGCAGCCACGAGCGCCCCCCCCACCCCAGCTGGGGTGGTTTCTGAGAACCGAGACAAGTTTGGTTTCAAACCACCCCCCTCTCCCAGGTTTTCCTTCCTGCACAAAAAGCAAAAGTATGCTGCACCGAACAGGTTCCCCTTACAGCGCAATCCGGTGAAACCATGGTCTACAACGGTTTTTCGTCTCAGAGAAGGTCACCACTACCCCATCAAAGACACTGAAAAAACTGCATTGTTGGTGAAACTTGGTGAAGACGAGTGTGAGATTCTTGTGATGTCTGAGAATGGAGTGTACCTGGACAAGCCCCAACAAACAGAGAAGTGCGAACCGAGAATGCTTCAAACTGTCCTGGATTATGCTCAGGTATCCTCTGAGTTGGACGAAAAACCGCAAAGTACATTCCCATTGCTTGCTACGATTACAACAAGTGCTCAGTCAGCGAAAGCTTACCGCTGCACGAGGCAGTCGCCGCATCTGTCGATTGTTGTGTTTGATCCCTCCCATGCGAGTCGTACAATGTCTGACTTTGAGATACTTGCTTTGGTGACCATGAAAGAGAAAAGCAACTGTTTATTGCGAAACTTCAAAACTGTTGAGGACCTGAAACAATCATGGTTCCGTCAGGGTTCGTCCAATCCAGGACAACACATGCAACTTACTTGTGGCGTCGAGGCTGCTCGAAATGCGGGATTCATAGATGTTCAACCTGAAGATTTCCACTGTATGTCGGAAGACAAAAATGAAACAGGTAGTTTCAGGGTGGAAGGATCCGAGCATTCATCAAAGCATGTCTCTTTTCTCGATTGTAAAAACGGCAACATGATTTCAATAAATATAATGCATCCGGTCATAATGCAACAAATCAAAGAAAATGGACATCACGGTGACAAGGATATTCAATTGGAATCTGATTTCTTGCAAGAAAAACTTAATCCTGCTGAAGCAGAATTCTGGGTGCAACGAAAATTTGCGATTCTATTGATAAAAATGCGCGGATGCAATCACTGGATCTCATTGGAAAAAATTTTGTTTGGTGATGAGGAGGTCCTTTGTTTGCGCGATGGACTTGGTGTTGGTGCAGTGACGGATACGCGAAACAATAAACGCAAGCGCTAGGAAGTCATTTATTTATTAGTTACATTGTTAGTTTTTTTTCGTTTAAATCGAGCTTGAAAAATGTAAAACAAAACAAACAGGATAGCACTTTGGTAAGGTTCTATCATCCCGGTGATTACCATAACCACGACGATCATAAAAATAAAAGTGAGTCCAATCGTGGCGTAGCGTTTAGTACTGCTTGTTGCATCTGTAAGTATCCTATCATGGATTACAAGTTCTGCAAGATAGTATGAAAAAAACATTACTGCTACGAAAATTGGCTCGAAAGACATCTGTAAGATAACAAAGGCAACAAGTGACAATGACGCCCAACTTAACCCAGCCAAGCTAATACCATTTGATGCAAGGCTGTAAAGAAAAACGAAACTCGGTATGATGAAATAATCAGCCCAATCCATGGAAATGGATTGTATCGTACTTACCTCATTCATTTGGTTTGCCATTATGTTATGAAGACATTTATTTTTTTGATGGTCTACCTCTCTTTCTCGGCTTGGGTTCTTCATCCTCAACTTCTTCTTCTTCTTCTACACTTGGTACCTCTTGTACGTCTGAGACGTCTGCTGCGTCAATTTCGTCTGCCTCTCTCTCAATTAGTCCTTCCTGAAGTTCTTGCATAGCAGTTTCAATAAGTTCATTGTTGATCTCTTCCTCATTAATTGTATCCAACTTATTATCGTCTCGATCACCAAGTAAGTCTTCTTCTTCTTCACCAAGCTCTGACACTTCCTGCTCATCCTCATAGTTTAAGGACTCGTTAATTTGTTCATTTAAGGCAGTCAACATACTTTGACTGACTTCACGTTGCAATCTTGCCAAACCAAGTGTTGATTGATCAATACGGTCTACTACTCGCGAGAATTCAGACTTTATGAACCAGAAAATGTATACAATCATTGAAATAATAGCAGTCAATAACATTGAAATCATCTTTGTATACGTTAAATTTCTAAAAATAAACTAGCAAAACAGACGTATCCGAAAAAAAATATTCGCTTACATAAGGTATTCATGGAACAGTGCATCAGAAAACCACTGCACAGTGATTTACGTCTATCATTAAATAACGATAAAATTCAGATTCTGCATGGATCTAAAAATGTTTTTATTCCATCTTCTCTAACAATGGTATCTGCAGGCAGAACGTCCAGCAGGTCAGATGTATTTAAAGCAATGTATATTCGAAATGGTCAAAAGATACCAATTGTTTTTAAAATTCAAAGAAGGAATGATGAGAAACGAAAACGTGGTTTAGCATATGAAAAACTAATATATAAATTAATGAGTTTCATAGTTGATACTGGTATTTGCCCGTTTCGTTTAAGATCTTATTCCATGTCGGAACCTGAGAATATTATTGTGACGGAAACTTTCAATAACATACAACATATAGGAGACTTCATTCGAACCAATCTAAAGATGTCAAAAGATATTGAAAAACATACGAACCGTTGCAAAAATCTGCTGGTACAACTTTTATATGCAATTGAAGTTAATTACAGACTTGGAATTCGACACAACGATTTGCATTTGAATAATATTCTAGTCAGAAAATGTAAGCCAAGAAATGAGAAATTGGTGTATTTGACTCGTGACAAAAAATCCAAATATGATCTATATTTGAATGATGTTGACTTTCATATATTAATATACGACTTCGATCGTGTAACCAAGATGTCACCACAAAACAAGAATATAATGAGTAAATTTAAAGCATTTTGGTCTTCAACCCCTGTTACGAATCTGTTCCCATGGCAAGAGCCATTCTTGTATACAGAAAAACTGGATTTGTTTAAAATTATGCAACTATTAAGAGAATCAACAGAATCAACTTATATGCAAAGATTGTTGAGTTACTTGAACATTTCAATGAGCCCCCAGGAACAGAACAGAGTTGCAAGAATTCATTCCCGTGGAATACCACTTGTGAAGTCGAATTTATTATCATATAAACTCGTCACAAATTCCTCCAGACAAATAGCGAGTGGTCATTATCGAGAACCTCTGAATTTACCACAGTGGTTAAAGAGTTTTAGCAATTCAGAGGAAGCGATCTTAAAATTAATTGCTTTACAGAACCAGAAGACTAAGCAAAAAATTCCTATTATTGGTGACATGAGGAAAATTTACAAATAAATTTATTTTGTTATTTAAAAATGGCAGAAATTCATGAAGCTCCGATAGTGCATGCAGAAATCAGTGTGAACCAAATTACTGCAAATTCAATTACTTTTAAGGATGGTACTGCTTTTACAAACATTGATCAAGCTTTAGATACATCATCAACAAATCCATTAACCAATGCGGCAATTAATAGTGCCCTTGCAAATATCTCAACACCAGATGTGGAAGTATTCGATTTCCATGCTATAATGAACCCAACTGCTATGCATGATGCGATTGGTGATATCTCGTTCCCAACAATATTAAGATTTCAAAGCACATTTGGAACTGTCACTATCCCAGTTCCAGTTTCAAGTATTTCAGTACCAGTAACTGGAACATATGCTATCTTCTTCAAAACTATTGCTTATAACTCAAACTTATTTGTTACAACCAATTTAAGAATTAATGATGAGCAAATCGGTGAAACTTCATCAAGCAAAGGGTTCCTAACTTACAGTACCAACCTTCAACTTCAAGCCAATGATTCGATAACACTTTATGCTAATTCTGTTACACAAGCGCGATCGGAACTGTCTATTTGTTTATTGGGAAGATCGTAAAAATAGGTACGTTTAATAGTATGTAAGTATGAGTGTGAGGACTCTATCAATATATTAAAAAAAAGCGACACAACCGACCATCAGCTCATTGGTATGTTGTTCACATACGAACACGCCCTGGCTTTGGTGAATGAAACGGGTAAAACGTTCGAGATTCCAAGGACTAGTAAGCACGTGGCTATCCTTATGAGCGCATCTAGGGTAGAAGGAGTTTTTCTGAATCGTTATGCGACACATGCTGAGGAGCTTGCCGTAGCAGCGTACGTCGCAAACAACCGACGAATCAAGAAACCGAGAATCTATGTCATAAGAATTAGCAAAAATACATTCTCAAGACCATGCAAACACTGCTGCAATTTGCTGGCGAAATTTCCTCAAATTCGAGTCTTTTACACCGATGAGAATGCGAACTTTGTCGAGGAGCAAAATTTCAATTCGTTTCATATATCACATCGTCGAAAACAATGTGGGTATAGTCGTTAAATACTAAAAGTCATTCTCTCATCTTTCATAACGCAAGTAAGTGTATCCAGGTTCGCTCAAGTTGGATTGCGTGCTCATGCAACGCGGCGGTCCAACACCCTCCTGCTGCGCCACGCGCGCACGGCTCACCCTCCTACTGCACCACGCGCTCATGGCTCTGAGTCAGAGAACGTTCGCTCTCGGGGTATAGCAGCACAATCATCCACAAGAAGGCGAGGGCACTGAATGCCGTCATGATGCAAAGCACGTCGTAGTCAATCTTCTTGTTGAAGTTAAGTGCGAGTGGGGAAAGATTATTCTTGAACGCGGTGCGCGACTTCCTTTTGAACTTGCGGGGAGCATCAGGAGGGCTATCGTTCGTGATGTTGTACACCTGATGCGGGGGGGTGAACATGTGGACGTGTGGACGGCCGTGCGTGCCGCTTGGTGGGTGCGACAATCAGTTGGAGTACAAGTTAGGCTGCACCACACGGGAGTAAATTTTGTCACCTACCAATGTTTTGTGAATTAATATATTTACGTTATAATAACAATGAAAAGTTGTATTCCAGGTGATTCAAAGGAAATCGCTCCTTCTTTTAATCAACTTAGTGAAAATGGTGCAATCGTGACAGAAATATCTCACTTATTGCTTCCCGAGGAAGCTGACTACATTGTTGCAAGGGCTGAGGAAAAAGGATCTAGTAAATCAACAGTCATCGGAAAGAGCAAAAACGAGTATTCAAGTGGAAGATCTTCATCATCATCATTTTTAGGGAAAAATCAAGATGCAGTTGTGTCTTGCATAGAAAAAAGAATTGCAACTGTTGCACAACAGCCAGTTGCAAACTTAGAGCCACTACAGGTGACTTCATATTCTGAGGGGCAAAAATATGATCCACATCATGATTATTTTGAGAATAATCAAAATCTTGGAAAGCCAGGACAAAGAACAACAACTGTGTTTACATACCTAAACACTGTTGACTCTGGATGTGGCGGAGCAACAGCGTTTCCTCGACTTAAGAATTCCAGTGGAAATGAATTGAAAGTGTTTCCGAGTATGGGTAATGCGGTAATGTGGTCTAATAAAACTTCTACTGGCGAACCAAATGAGATGACCCTTCATGGCGGAGAAGCTGTTACGTGTGCAGCCACAAAAAAATATGGACTGAACGCTTGGTTTAGAGACAACAAATGGTAAAATGTATTTGATTATAAATATACCGATATCTTTTTAAGGCTGGGTCAGTTCAAAACACGTTACCATTCCGGTATACCGTTCGATATTTAGGGTCGTAAAATATGCTATTATCAGATATATTAATTCAATGACACTTCAATTTTGGTGACATACACACCTGTGGAGTTATTTTGGAAAAATGGGTGTGCGTGGAGAAAAGCCAGGGGCGCGCTCTCATCATGCTGGGATAGGCAAGAGGGTCGGTATCCCTTGTGGTCGCACCTATCCCTCCCCCCACGATCGCTTCGCACACCATGGTGCGCGTGGACGAGTTGGAGACGTTCTTTCGCTTGGTGGTTACGGATGCCATATTGAATTTCCAAACCCATAAGCAACTGATTGCGTGTGCTAAACTTCCGCACATTCCCTCTACGGATAGTGTCCGACAGCTGCTAGCGGAATATGACACAAAGCAATGGATGACGCTGGGCGCTGTGCAGACTTCTAGGTACACAAGCACTGACTTTTGCTATATCTCCGACCTCACACTCCTAAATGTGGCCTTTCAGAAGGCACACGGGATCAGGGGCCGCTTTGACGTGCAGAAATTCATCAACAAAATTGTCTGTTCGGAAGACAATTCCTATTCGTCGGACCGAGGCGCTGAGTACTTTGTCCTGTCGAAGACTGGGCGGGATATGACATGGCACGTAGATGGAGGCGTTCGGAGTGGTTACGATCTCGCAGTCTACAATGTACTGGGCCCACCCGAAGCAGTACATTGTTTCATGTTTTTGGTGGTTGATGTTCAGCTACACGCTGAGGCCGTTGCGCGACACGGCTCAACTTTCCCATCCTGCTTGATGATTTATAATGCTCTCAAACTCTTGGACGACTCAAACATCCCCGTGAAGACGCCCGATATGACCAACTGCGAGGCAACCTTCTGCAACCTAAAGAATAAGCCTTATTATAACGGCATACAAGTGAGGGTTATAAGCGTCAGCGACACACTCTTCAGGGTGGAGCACATCTCGGGGTCCAAAATTGGTCATAAGAACATTGTGCATCCGCGATACCTACAATTCAAGCCTGGATATACTTGCCAACTTCCTGACGAGATCTCTAGTGTTTTGCAACAGGGACATTCGCCAGTTCTTAAGTTGGCTCTGCAAACAGGGGTGATAAAATGCGCCTTCAGATGGGCCAGAGAGGGCGATGTACTCGTCTTTGATGGGAGCTGTTTGCACGCTGTGAAAAATTGGCCTGGTGAGCAGAATAGTGCCGCGCTAGCGCTTGCATGGAACTACCGGCAACTGCTAGGTCTGCTGCTCCGCATGGGAATGCATGGATAGTAGTTTAAAGAACATCGGGAATATTGCAGGCTTGCTTATACTTGAGTGTAGGTTTTAATAATATGGTAAGCTATAATAATAACAAGTATCAATGACATTAACATTGTATTTAGTGTAAATATTCCGTTGCTTATATATATATCTTTATCTTCGGGGTATAATTTAAGATAAAATGATAAAACATTTTCACAAACATTCTCCATTGAAGTAAATTGATATATATTGTTACCGTTATGAGGACCAACCCAGTAAAGATTTTTAAAATTCGAATTTATAGGAAAAGAATCTATATATGTTGTTTTTTTTGTTTTCATAAAGGGAGTATCATCTGTTATCCATTGATTATTTTTGTATTCAACTCTTTTATTTAATATTAAAGTAGGTGTTTCTTGAATTTTAAGCAATAAATTTATTTGTCTATAAGCCTCGCTCATCAATTCTTTTTTATCTATTGTCTGGTTAGCAGTTTTATTTGTAAAGCTAGATTTAGTATCTAAATTTACTATAAGAGCTGATATCAAAGTATTTGTTTTATTTCCCATGTTTCCCTCAAAATAATCTGACATTACTATCCATGCCACACCCCATTCTCCAAAGCCATTGCCCCAAACATCTGGTACATCAATTTTTTCCTCGAAATGCAATGTAAAAGATATGTAAGGTATGTAACTATTTTCAACGGCATAATTATCTATTTCTGCTATTGAATTGAAAAATGAATATTTCAATGTATCAGATTCTTTGAATAATTTTGCACTATGCAGAGGAGGAGTTGTTATAATTAAAGAGTCTGATTTATATTCATCATTTTTAGTTTTAATAATATAACCAGAATCATCCTGTTCTATAGTCTTAATATCTTTGTTATACAATATTTTAACACCCAGTGATTTTAACTTTTCAATAACAGGGTGCCATAACCATATATCATTTGGTACATTAGGTTCAACTATTTTATAAAAAGCATTTTGATTAAAAATAGAAAAAAACGCGCTTGCCGAATAAGTCATAGATGTTGCACCGTCTGTAAGTGTACATATTTTGTTTATATAATCCTTAGCGTTTTTGCTAAAGTTGGGAAAAACATCATCTACAGATAGTCCTTCAAAATAGCCAGGGTAAATAATAAATATAAGGTAGTTTATAGAAATTTGATATATTTCTAGTATATTTGCAGATTTTAATAATCCGCGTAATCCAACAACAAAATCATATTTATAGTCTATCATATGATCTCTAAAATTTACATTACAGAGTTCTAATAGTTTTTCAAATTTAAAATAATTTGTCATATAAATTCTGGGCCCGTGCTCAGAAAAGTTTTTACCATATCCATCCCTGTCTACTCTATGAGCACCTCCGAGTGTATCCCATTTTTCTAGTATGGTAATATCATTATTCGAGTCTTTTGTTGCAAGAAGCAGCGCCGTAAATATACCAGACGGTCCTCCGCCAATGATAGTATATTTCATTATATATTATTATTTATTATTATTATTAAACCTAGCACGCATACGGAACGAGTAACATGCCCACAGTATATGCGTCGCTTGGGCGCTCTTTGAGGCAGCTCTTGGCTACGCGGTAGCACAGAATAACCCTTGCGTAGTACACGTGCCTGTGTACCACCTTTACTACATCGTGATGGAGAGACCAATGCAAGAAACGTGAGAACACAAGGTCAACAAGCGCATTCCTGAGCCCGACCTGGTCACCAGGCACATCGTACCAAGCCATCACGCTGCCCGTGACACCCGATGCCTCATCAATCACCTCAAGGCGTTGGCGCGCCTGGCACAGGTGGAACGACCTGGAGCGCTGATCGCGATTATGAAGAGTTTGGTGCTTTTGCAATGACTCGTAAAAGAATGTTGTGTAAGCGTTGTAGTTTTGGGTGTGCGTGACATCCTCGCAGTGCTCCTCGCGGATCCTGGTCTGGTCTTGCCAGTGAGCGGTTGGCCGCGTCACTCGGCATTGACACAAGTTGCACCAGGGCGTGTTAGGCCCAAAAAAATCGCATTTGTCTCTGGGAAGCCAGCTGCAATATTTACGGTGCAGCGTATCATTTTCCGCAATGTCACGGATGTGCTCATAGTCCACCTTGCATGGGTCAAAGGTGGGAGCTGGTGTCTTGTATCCGCCTCTGCCTTCGCGTGGCACCATTGACTGTTGCATTATCGTTTTTTTCGACATCAGTCCAAGTCTGTGGAAGAAGTGAGCGCGGCCACGTGTGGCCCACGTGTACGATAAACGAACCAGCAGTTTACCACCATGGAAAGCAACTGTTGTCCGCAACTGCTCTCCTTGTATCGTGATAAGGAGTCCTGTCAAAAGGAAGGAAGACGGCAGCTTGCATTGATGAAACTGAGGAAGTCAAACCAGATGTCCAGTCAAATTTCTTACAGAAATTTGAGTCACGGTGCCACCTGGGAAACGACGACGCCAGCGGGCATTGTGAAACTTCTCGGTATGACGTGGACTGAGATCGAACACATCCTGGTAGGAGCTATGCCAGTCGGATTGGAGGAAGAGCAACCAGAAAAGAAAGAGGAAGAGGATAATTACCAGATCCGATACACATGCAACGACATTCCTGTTCATCTCAGTCTATTGGTGCATCAACACGATCCTTACCAAAACACCATAATCACAAGGGGACAAAGAAAACGACTGGCTAGGACGATCGACTTGCCACGTGAATTACTATACAAAATCATCAAATTTGCTGTGTGTTCCAGATGTCCTGATCGAGATACAGACAAAGTCCCGTTGCAGAAAGATATGTTTGGTCAAGTATCTCGGATGCGCGAAACATGCAAAGCTTTTTATTTTGTGCTGTTTGAACATTGGTCTGAACTTCAGAAGAGCTTCTTTGTGTCACTGCAAGAACGAGTGGAAGAAAGCGATGAAAAACTAACTTTGGCTGGCGTGTTGTACCATATTGACCGACCCAGTTTATTTGCAGACAACTTTAAACTTTCGGATTCGTGCATCATACTGGCTCAAGAACAAGTCAAAGATATTCTTCGTTTTTATGCAACACCCTTTTTGGGGATCATGGCAACAAATGAGGTGGTTCTTTCTGGCAAAGATGATACAGGTGTTCCAACACTGTCCGGTTTTGCAAATTACATCTCAAACAAAACTGGTGACGAAAGATTCAGTTCATATATTCAACTCGCGATGCATCATAAGGAAGTTGGTCGGGCAATCGACAAATTCCAGTTCACGTGGAACTGGAATATGCTAGAATGTAACTGTGATCCGGGTTTGGACTCCTATCTTACTTGGGTGAATGGCAAAAGGATTGAAGCTGTGCAGCAAAATGGTCCTTCAAACGCAACTTTCAAACTGCACAACAAAATTACTACATCCACAGCAGGGAAAGAAGAGAATATCTTTTTGCACGACAAATTCAAACCACAGGAATATTACAAGAATGCCGAAGAATGCGAATATGTGCCATACATATGGCAGGATGAAAGTCGCAATCTCGCACTGATGCTTATGTTGCCCGTACGAAGAATGAAGTCGCACGACAACTGTATTGTGTGCAACTACCCACGGCTATTAATAAACGAACTGATTAAACGCAGCATGCAGGATGACTTTTTGCAAGACATGTTCGATATAGATAACTCATCACCATTTGGTCTCGATGACAATAATTTTGGTCACTCAATCGACATATTTACAACAAGAAGATCAATGGAAAAACTCGATTATATCCTCGAAGATTCATTATTTGATGGGCCTGTTGCGGTATTCTCGCATTTGAGTGGCCTGGTGCACTTCAAATTGACTAATCATTACAAGATAGAAGACACACCTCTGGGAAAGGCTTTGAGTTGGTCCAGTTTGAGCTGCGGAAGCTGGAGAAATACACCACTGAAAGATGAATGGTTGCTGGACACTGTGTACCAAGCAGAGGCGCCAGGAGGATATTTTATAAGTATCGATGAAAAAATGAAAGATGCTAGTCTTTGTGATGGAAGCTACATTGACCTTCGTCTGTCACACACTTTATTACAGGAAAGCAAAGACGTTGAAGAAGATGACATCTATTACATCAAAGATGAACGAGCGTCTATTTGGCCATCAATGATGAATACATTGGTTACTAGCGCATCACAAATAAAAGTATTGGCAGAAAGATACGTGAACTATCAATGGAGTCGTCATATATTTGATTTTGCAACAGATGCAACAAAACTCAAATCAGAAACGATGTCGCTAAAACCAGCAAGGAAGCGAGCCCGAAGCCCAAAATAAGTCGAAGTGTTCTATTAAGACCAGAGCGTTCTAGATTATTGTCCATAAAAATGACAACAATTGTAAAAATAAACATGACCCCTTTGAGTATGTCAATTGCTATTTGTGGCAAATTAAGATAGTTACTAAACAAAAGTATTACACAATATACTGCAACAAAAACATAATAAGAATAAATGATACCTGTTGTTTTTTGGCCTTCTGAGTTTTGAATTGCTTGTTTTTTATCCAGTTGAAGACGCAGTTGTAAGTTATCATAATCGTCTTTTGAAAGAACAACTTCTTTGAACCCAATATCAAGCCTACTTACGCCTCCTCCTTGCAATTCTTGTGTTACCCCTTTGTTCTGTGCTTCGTTCTCTGTCTCGCTGGCCTGAAGTGTTGTTTGAGGTTCCGTCATCACTAAAGTTGCCTGAGAAATTTTTGTCGCTTGTTATTTCTTCTCTAAGTCCGTCTATTTCTTCAAGTACAGCCCATTCCATAACCAGATTTTCAAGTGCATCAGCTCTTTGTTTGGTCATATCGAAAGCTTCCTTTAGTTGGTTGTTCTCCTCTTGTAATCTTCTCTTCGTCATCCTAAGGTCATATTCAATTCGAGACACTGGGTAGCAATATTCTGAATGCTTTGTATCAGCAAGATGCGCCTTAAACTGAAACTCAAATGGATCTTTGCCTATAGATTTCCACCCGCAGGCGCATAAAGACTCTTCATAAAATATCATTCTTATTTTGCATTACATTTTTTTTTAATGGTTCGTAACTATCATGAGCAACCCATGATGCATTCTGCATAAAACCCCAACTTCGTGACTTCTTATAGGGTATGAACAATGTCCAGCAGACCGGGTGATTCTTGTCGAGCTCTATTCGGTGCATTGATTCAGCCTTTGAAAACTTACTGCATCCAGCACCAAGCCATTGCTTCCCAGAAACAGTGTGTTCCCAATAACCACCATAAAGAATTACAGTACGATAATTCCAGGGGTGGTCGTGCAACTCATCGGGGTCCGACTTCAGGAATTTGTGCAAGAAAATATTGAACGGTGCAACGTTTCTGTCACGAAAGAGTAAGTAATATCTTTCCAAATACGGCTTCTTGTCATGACGATCATAAATTATTCGATATCTTCCCAAAAACATCATGAACTGCTTACAATACCTACTTAACCACGCTATCATTCTACTGGTTTCATTCTTAAAAAACAAAGATTACAAAACGCGCCTCAGACGATGATCTAAAAAAATCAGACGGCCTCAGATTATCACGTGTGCTACGGAAAATGAGTCTCATTTATTCCATACGCATACGCTCAACCGCATATGACACACAAACCTGGTTGATCGCTGCGGTGATCGCTTCAGCAATCGTCTCAAAGTCTTGAGGTTCATACCCGTATGAATGAAGAGGAACTTCAAGAAGCACCGAATCAGTCCCTCTCTTCCACTTCTCCAGAAGTTTAACAGTGGGAACTGAGAAGTATCCATGGCCAGGCTTCCAACCAACTTCGACGCTGAAACGCAGTGCTCCAGGTTTGCCATCGGTCCTCTCATCAATTCTGAACTCGGTACTGTTAATCCATGGTGTTTCCAAATGAAACTTATTCTGAATAGTCGTTTGATGCCTTTTGTTCTTCATCATTTCCTGATGAACACCGACGAGAACACCGATACTCAACAGACCGTCGCTGCAATGGTTCCAGATGGATGTCACACCCCAAACATCTGCGGCATCTTTCATGCTCGCGAAACGCTCTGTGTCAGTAGACGAGTTGTACATCATGGACCACAGGGGACCAGTAGATGCATTGTGCATCCAGACGTTTACCGCGCAAACGCAGTTGGTACGTTTGACCTCCGTTTAGGTCCACACGTGGACTGAAAAGATTCCTGGGACCATGAGACAAGGAGCAGCAGCAGCATGCCCCCGACCACGCGCGCCACCCTCGCTACCACCAGGGCGGAGCGCAAGAAGCGCACGGGTCACCTCTCGATGCTCGATGCGGACGCGCTGTCGGTTGTGCTGAACGCGTTTGTGGACGCCGCATTCAGCGACCCCAAGGAGCATATCAAGAGGCTGGCGACGCTGCGGCTCGTTAACAGGAACTGGGCGGAGGTTTTCGCAAAGCGCATGTACGACAGGACGGCCCTGCGGGTGTACACGCAGCGGATGACAGCAGGCGCCTACGCGAACATTGACGACATGAACCAAAACGAGGTGATCAACAGCGCGTGCGCCGTCTCCCTCGACTCCATGGGCTACCTGATGTACATGCAGCTCGGCGCGTACAATGTGCCGCAGGTGAGCTTCAAGGTGCTCAGGATCATGATGCTGTTTGCCGATGCGCCGAACCACGCCGAGCGGCTCAGGCTGATGGGTCAGGGCGTGGGCCTGCCGCCGGACCAAGTGACGGAGATGGCCAACGCTTTTGGGGGTTCCTGAATGGATGACATTCTATTCTTGTATACTTTTTTTGTTAAGTTTTTGATCACATTCGAGACCACTTTGTTATTGCTTGTTGTGTATTTGATCACATTCGGATCAAATGGGTGCAACCATCCCCATTTCATACGGGGGCAATGCTTTTCCGAAAGTGCGATATATTCTTCTATTCAGCCCAAAATCATTTTTATATTTATAGTAAATATTATCTAAAGTCATGCCTTTTTCAAGATCCTTTGCTACTTTAGATCTAAGATCTGCAATATCGCCAATGTTTTTATAGTTTGGAATGGCACCACTATATAAATTATATTGTGGTGGTAATATGTATCGCGGCAGATGTCTGTTTTTATTCAAAACATAGGTGGACGCATTCTCCAAGTACACAGAAGGTGCAAGTCTTTTCAACACATTGCGTACTGCTGCGGCCGGTATATTCCCTGGCTGTTTTGGTTCATTGACATACATTGAGTTCAAGTATATGTACGGTGTGTTGCTTTTTATATATGAAAATGATATGTTGCGTGGTTTACCGTTTTTATTAAAATATTTGTAATCAGTGACATTATCTTGTGAAGAATTCATTTTGCGAAATGTCCACGTGTTACTACCATCGTAAAGAATAAGTTCTTTTGGTGTTGATTGTCTAAAAATGTTGTGCAGGCTGCTTGTGCCACGTGTTTTGATGCGCATGCGCGTTTGATTCATTTCATTGTTACTGGATGATCCTGTATTTGTATTATTTTTACGCGAAATTTGTGATCTGGCGCGCATTTCTGCAAGACGCTTTTGTTGACTTTGTCGACGTTGCATGTAATAATATAAAATAAAAAAATAATAAGAAGGCAGAATCAACTGAATGGTTGATGTGGACACGTAAATAACCACTTTGTTATTGCTTCTTGTGTACGGGACAATACCATTGATTCTTTCTTGGACGACCAGGACCCTTCAGCTTCTGGCACACTGGGCAGACATTGGTCTTCGGGGCGCGCGGTAGTTTGTCACGCTCTTCCTGGTCTTCGCGTTGTTTGGCATGGCGCTTTCTCTTGCCAGTGACTTCATTGGTATTCATACCCGGGTTGTTATAATCTCCCAACTTCTTTAGTTGTGTGGTCTTCTTCGTTTGCTTCGGAACACCTTCCTCAATCCCCCGACCCCCTGGTGTCGCCCCATCCGGATCTTCGATGGGTGGCCAGCCTAGTCCGGGCCAAGTCCTCCAAATATTTATGATTTCTTGATCGCTAACATTACCATTGCGGGCTGAATCCTCCATTTTCTTGCGCCACTCATTGACGTATGGATCATTGAAGTCACGTCTTGGGATGTAGTCACGGTGGCTGGCGACGATTGTATGGAGTATCTCAAACGCTTCTTTAACCAGCAAAAAATCTTGGGTGCTTCCGCCCTTATCAGGATGGTGCTTGAGTTGTGCTATCCTATGTGCTTTATGGAGAATGTCGTCCGACAGTGTTTCATTCTCCACACCTAGCCAGTGCCGCGCCTCTTCCTCCGTCATTCGCGTCATGGCGGGTTTGTTTTGGCGGCAAAACGAACCAGCTCAAGCGCCCCAAACGAACACATCTCCGTAAGGCACGTACCCTATAGCACGCAGCACGCAGCACGCAGCACGCACCCTCTAGCACGCAGCACGCA